CTACCAGACGACATCGACATGTGCGTCTCACTCGACATGGACGAAATCATCACCCCCGGATGGAAAGAAATCCTTACCGAAGCGTGGGAACGAGGAATAAACCGTCCCCGCTACAAACACATTTGGTCATTCAACGCAGACGGCACCCCAGGGCTCGAATTCTCCTACGACCACATCCACGGACGTAAGGGATTCCGCTGGCGTCACCCCGTACACGAGTGCATCTACTCCTACGGAATCGAAGAGAAGCAAGAATGGCTAGACGGGATTGAAACACACCACTACCCAGACCCCCCCAAGTCTCGGTCACAGTATTTACCTCTCCTAGGTATGTCTGTCAAAGAAGACCCGTACAACGACCGCAACGCGTTCTACTATGGACGTGAATTGTACTTCTACGGACGCTACACAGAAGCCGCACAAGAACTAAAACGGCATCTAGAGCTCCCCACAGCCACTTGGGCACCCGAAAGAGCCGCCTCTATGCGGTTTATCGGCAAATCCCTCCCCGAAGAAGCAGAAATGTGGTTCCGCAGGGCTGTAGACCAGGCTCCAGGACGCCGTGAGCCCTTCGTAGACCTCACAAAGCTCTACTCGAAACACCGCAGAAGCAGTAACCCAAATCGCTAAGAACGAGAAGAAGAAGAAGTAACTTTCTTTTTTGCTTTAGCTTTAGCAAGACGCAAAGCTTTCTTCTCTTTATCCCTCTCTCTCTTAGCCATACGGTCCGCTCTTTGCTGCTTATAAGCTTCCACAGCGTTAGCACTCGTACGACTACGCCACGCAAACCCGCATGACGTGCATGTAACTATTCTGGCTGTAGTCCATCTGCCACCGCCAGGCACCTCTATTGAACTAGTCTCGAGTTTGGAAGGTCGAGCGGTGCAGTATGGACAGTTAGGAAATCTACGACGGCGAGCCTCTTCGCCCTTATACGACACAGACAAGGCGCGACGCATCTCAACTTCGTCCTTACCGCCCCAAATTCCCCATATTTGTCTGTGCTCAAGTGCCCACTGAAGACACTGTTTTCTTACAGGGCAACTAAAACATATGTTCTTAGCAGCGTATTTCTCTTTAGGTTCACGAGAAAAGAACCAATCAACAGCTTCACGATACTCAGGCTGAGAACAGAGAGCTTCTTTTTGCCATTTTAAATCTTTAGCTGGAATCCACACATTACTATTTTATAGTGTGGATGTGTAAAAATTTAAAAAGTAGAGGGAGTGTTACAACTCAATCCATGTAGCATCCAAGCTATTTTCAACTTGGTCTCCGTACTCTGTTTCACCATCTTCGTCACAAACATAATAGACAGATTCTCCAGGCAAAATTCCTACGTGCCCCTGCTGGGTAACACCAGCCTCAGCCATGCGAAAACCTTCGCCCAAAGAATCAACAATGCCATCTCTTTGCAATGTCGAAGCCAAAGCTCTCAACACCACATCATTGTCAACATCAACATGACCTAAAGTAAAATATATAAGCTCAGAACGAGTATCGGCAAAATAACCTTCGCCTTCCCACCAAAACCATAGGTGCTCCCCAGGACGCAAATCTTTCATTACAAATCATCCTGATGGGGGAAAGTTATTTCTGGCTGTTTAAACTTAAAAATACCCACAACAGTAATAGAACCACACTCTTCGCACGTCTCAACTGTGTTTATGTTGTACTTAGCAGGAGTCGGAACTCCCTTAAGACGCATAAGAATATTCCCATTCCCGTCCATGCTTTCAGGCTCCCACTGGGCGTTCTCCTTTAGCCAGCACGCCTCACAGATGGGGACAGGGGATTGAATTGGTTCTGCGCTCACACCATAAATTATACCGTTAGTATTGGTGTTTTACAGCAATAGGAATTTGAATTTGACGCTGTGTCCTAAGCCTTGCTCGCTGTTGTGGAGTTAATCCTCCCCACACTCCGTGTGTTTCGTTAAGAATTCCCCACTCCGCACATTCCATCTTGTGGGGACAACGTTTACACACCTCCTGAGCTAGTCCGTACTCATTAGCAGAAAGACTCGCAGAACGGGGCTCATCCCGGTCAATAGCGAAGAAAATCTCCGTTCCTACTTCTGCACATTTTGGTTCCTCGAAATGCCATGGTGGCCGGGTTTCTGACACCATTGTCCTTTCTATTTTGTATTTACTTGTGTACTATTTGTCCCTTAACTTAGCTACAACCTCAGCCGTATATTCATAATCACTAGAAATATCGTCACTAGCAGTCACAGAAAGCTCGTAGCTAATCCTAACCATATTTTCACTATCATGCGAATCGTTCTCGTCTTCAAAGTCTTCGTCATGCGCCGAACTTAAAAACCTCGCAATAGACGAGTCAGCAGCACGAATCAGCTCTTCGTAGTTGTCGCCAGAGACAGTAAAATTAAAAGTGGTGCTTTTCATTAGGAAATAACTAATTTCTCTAGCGAGTATGGCGAGTAGTGCCCGCCCTCAATCTCAGGCTTAACACCATCAGTGCTCTTCATAATAACGTCACCATAACGGACACCAACAACCACACCACGACGCCCATTGTGGAAAGCCCCAAGCTCGCCGTCGTAAGCATCAGACTTCACACGGACTTCGTCAGCGACCTTAATGTCTCCGGGGCGGACAGGAACCCAAGTTTCCTTTTTATTCTCCTTAACGTAAGCATGACCGTTAGCAAGCACAGAAAACATCTCTACAGCCTTTTTACGGTGTTCATCTTCCAACTCCATTGAGTCAACAAACTCAATCATTTTCATAGTCGCATCGCCCACAGGCTTACGAACTTTAGCTGCTTGAAGCTGCCGCTTCACCCAGTCCATATCCAGTGCCATTAGACACCCCTCTCAGTGTTGTTACTTTGTTTATCGAATGCACGTTTTACCGTTTTATCCCACGCATTAACCGCTAGAAGGTAAGAATCCCTTTGAGCCACCGCCAAATCAAAACGTTCACTATTAGACAAGCCCTCGATAGAAGAAGGCAAAAACCCCCACTCGGGACCTAAAACTTGACTATGCCGCCAATCTGTAGCCACAGGCGTCCCCACACTTAAAGATTGTGCCAAAGCGGGAGACCACCACACTTCGTCAGAACGATACAAAGAAACAAGCGTCCCAACGGAACGCTTCATACGCTCTAAAGTTTCCTCTTCCAGGTCCCATTTCCTGTGGCGGGTGGGGACAACAGGATTCACCAAAGTACGAGAAACTTTGCCCGTCCAGCGACTCTTAGGAGCGTCAGAGGTCCAATAGCTGCGTTCCGCGGATAAGTCTGGGTACACTCGACTAGAGTTCAGCAAATCCGCATCTAAGTTAATCGGAACAACAGTATCAACATTAGGTAAGGCTTTCCTAACTGACTCGTCAGTTGACCACGGAAAAGCCGGAAACAACAAAGCGGGCCAATTTTGAGTGTATAAGAAATCAATAAATTCATACACTTCAGACTGAACATCTTCACGGGCAACAAACTCGTGATAAGACCTGCGCATTTTATAGAAAGGCTTCTGCAAATCAGAAACATTTAGATAACAGGATTTAATAGAAGCTTGAATTTTGTACGGCTCTGGAGCATCAATGAATAGCAAAAGCTTTCCCGCTTTCAACGCACGATTAGCTATTGCAAAAGCCGGGTACACACGATTAGCTGACAAGCTAGTGGGAGGCGCAATACCCACCAAGACATAGTCATATGCGTCAAGAACCTCTTTAGTAATAGACAACTGAGGCTCAATAAAATCTGTTTTAACGCCCTGAGAGGCCAAAGAATGCGCCATTAACGCAGCAAAAGTAGGAATACGATTAGCAGTCTTAACAGAAGCCTGAGGGCTTGTACTGCCAGTAATAAGGACTCTCATGACATTTCCTCGACTAGCTGGGGTGCCGAAAGGTCAAAACCTCGCGACACCCCAACCATCGGCTTAGAACGGCGCTGAAGGTGCCGAACTGGGGGCAGGAGCCGGTGCAGGAGCAGGGGCAGGAGCAGGAGCCGCCTGAGCCTCGCTACCAGCTGACGAAGGCATAGAAGCCTGCGACGGAAAGTAGTTCTTAATCTCGTTGCTTGCCTTGCCGTTGTAGGTGCGAGTTCCCACCTGACCACGGAAGCGACGACCATTGAGTGCTTGACTAATCTGGTCATTGCTGGGCTTACGGTCAAAGAACTCCTGAGTCAACCCCATCGAAGCCATCTTCCGAAAGAAAATGCCAAGCGCAGTGGAGTTGTCAGGGGAGACGACAAGGTTGTCCCAAACGAGACGCTTGTCGTGTGCGCCACCCTCAACCTGAGCCTTCAACTTGAACATAACCTTGCCAGTTGAAGTTTCTGATACGGGGGCATCCACAACGGAAAACTCATAGTCTCCGTCGGGGATGGGTTCATAGTTGCCACCAGAACTGTCGGCGGCATCCTTAATTAGCTGTGACCAATCAAGGGTTGTCATGCGGATACCTCTTCCTTCTTTTTACTGTTTCCTTTGGCCTGTTGTTTTGGACCAAAGATGTTGTCAAGCATCATCTCAATGCTGAGATTGCCCTGCTCAACAACTGCGCCCAGACGTCCCTGGACTCGTTCACCCGCCTCGTATTCGTTAGTACGCTCCACGTACATACGACGCACCTTATGGGGAGGTGCAAGCGGGTCCTCATTCGGGAACTCCTCGACAGTCAAAGCGCCCAGTACGTCATAGAAGTACGGTGCCTGAATGGCGAGCTGTCCCTGCAGATATGGACGGTGCTTACCGTCCTGAGTCACCCGAGACATTGCCGTCAGGACAACAGCCTCAAGTGGCGTAGTGGGGTGCATCGTCAGGTCACGCAAATCGCGAAGAAGACCGCCCATGTGGCGAAGCAATTCGCCCCACTGCTGCATCTTCATCTGCTCATTGCCAGCGATGCTATCCATGCACTTGACCTGGAGCTCCGAAATGGAGTCAATAATCAAGCTCTTAAAGTGGTGGTTGCCCATCTGCAACCACTGATAAGTCTTAAGCACTGTGTCGTAATCACGAACTGTGACCACTACAGTGTCCCAAGACCCATCCGCGAGAGGGGGCTCTTCGCGGAGCGGGTCCCAATACTTGACCGTAATCGGTAGGAATCGGTGCCCACCTTCAACGTCAAGCATGAGACGCGGGTACGGAGCGGTTACGGCGAAGGACGATTTACCGACCTTTGACTCACCGTAAACCATTACGGTCAACGACCGCTGGATTTCACTCATGCGTCACTCGCTTCCTTTTTTCTCTTCGTCGGGACCATAGTATGCATACGGGTCCGCGACTTCAAACATGGCTTCAATCGCTTGCTCCGAGGCAGAACCATCGTCAACAAGCGTGCATACGGTGAAGAATGGACACTTCCACTTACAATCACGGCTAGGCCGTGGATACGCATGGAAGGCTGGGCTCTCCCCCTCGTCCAAAGCTTTGCGAGTGCGCATCATGTCCGCAATCGTGCCGTGGATACGGTCCCAGAAGGACCTCAAGGTGAAGACATTGTGGCGCACTTCGAACTGGTCATAGAACGGGGGACGTGCGTTCGCTGTGCGTCGAACCTTTTTTAGCATCGTAAAAATGCCGCCCTCAGAACGTTCCGACTCGCCCTCTTTGCTTTGCTCTAAAAGCATGTAGGTCATAATCTGCTCATTCATTGGCGCAAGGTTGGCAAAGTCGCTTAGAGAGCCACCAACCGTCTTGAAATCACGGAACATGCGAACACCGTCACCCTTACGCCGGACACGCATGTCAATTTTTCCTTGAAGCTCGACGTCTCCGTTAAACATCGGCATTACAATTTTTTCCTCGGTAGAAACCATTTCCAACTCGGCGTCAATGCCGTTTTCTTCAACCCAATCAAGATACCCGGCCAACATAATGTGGCCCAGTTCGGCTTCTTTCTCAAGCTCAGCAACATCTTTAAAGTCAGTCAGCAACTCTTCCTTTTCCTGATTGACTAGTTCAGCGTGAACATCAAGCAGTGGCTTTCCGGTGGAGTAGTACTGGTCTAAAGCCTCGTGAATTCGAGAACCCAAAGCAAGGGCTCCGGTGTACTGTCTCTCCTTAGGCTGAAGCCTGCGGTAGTACTGAAACCACCATTTTCGACGGCAATCCTTGTACGTCTGAATTTCAGAGTTGCTGATGCGTACTGGTTCACTCATAGTTTGCCCGCCTTGTCTTCCTTGAGCATGGCCAAGAGTTGTTCCTTGTCCCGCACAATCTCTTCAAAGTTATCTGCCTTGCCTTCCAACACTTGCAAGACACGCTCTTCGATTGTCCCTTCCGTTACGTAGTCAGTGACGATAACAGAGTCGTGAATCTCAGAGCCGATACGGTGAACACGGTCGAGAGCCTGCTTGTGGTCAACCAAAGACCACGGACGCTGAAGCATCACCAAACGACGAGCTGCTGTCAGGGTTACACCCACACCACCAGCCTGAGCGGTAAACAAAAGCCACTTTGTGCGACCCTGCTGAAAGTCGTCAATGGCACGTTGCCGCTCGTCTTCGTTTTGAGCGCCAGTCACAAGGCCGTGGTCAATTTTGGCTTTAGTCATAGCAGCACTAAGCAGCTCGATTAGCTGACGAGAGACGGCACAAACCGCCACAGAGTCATCTCCAAAGTCGTTGTTTTTAATGTCATCCATCAAAGCGTCAACTTTGCAAGATGGGTCAGACAAAATAGCTTTCTCTTCGCCTGTCCCCTCATGCACTTGAATTTCCGCATAAGAGCTGGCGAACTGCAGAAGCCGAGTTGTTTGCGTAAGAATGCTGGGAGCGGTAACAAGTTCACCGCCCTCTAACTCGGCCATCATCGTGTCACGCATTTGCGTGTAAGCCTTCTTCTGCTTAGTAGACATCTCTACATCGCGGCGCTCAAAAATCATTTCCGGCAACCACGGTAAAACCTTTTGCTTAAGCATGCGACGCATGTGCGGGTTAAGGGTGCGGTAAAACTCATCTTTCATATGAGGTTTCACCCCAAGCACCAACATGCCACCAAACGCGTTAAGCATCGTGTCCACCATGCGGTCAATCCACTTAGTTTTGCTGGGCCAATCTTGTGGAGAAATCCAATGCAGAATCGACCACAAATCCACAACATCATTAGCGATAGGGGTACCAGTCAAAGCAAATCGGAAGTCAGCGTTTCCGGTTGCGGACCACAGCGCCCGAGTCTGCTTAGACTTGGGGTCCTTGGACCGATGAATTTCGTCCGCAACAACGGCCTTAAAGTCGATGTGGTTGAGGTCTCGTTCATGTACTTCACACCGGTTCAAACTAATTTTTTCGTCGTGACCGCCACATTCGGCACATCGAGTCAGGGCAACAGAACCAAATGGTGCAAGGCGCGAGTGGGTGCGCAAGGATTCCCAGTTGATAATGAGGACCTCAATGTTGCTTTCTTTCGCCACTTCAAATTGTTTTTTGCGCTGAGCAGCCGTTCCTTTAATTACTTGGGTGGTGACTTCGGGCCACCACTTTTGAAACTCGCGTGCCCAGTTCTTTTTTAGAGTGTTGGGGCAAACAATAAGAGCGGGGAAAACGTCTTCGCCTTGCTCCTTAAGACGCTTTAACGCACGGATTGCTTGAGCTGTTTTACCCAACCCAGGCTCGTCGGCCAGTAGAGCACGTCTAGCAGCCGCTAGGAAGGCCACTCCCGCCCTTTGATGGGGGAATAGGTCTTCATCCCCATCGTATTCTTCAAGCTCTCTGAGGGCCTCTGAGGGCTGTATACGGGTGCTTACGTGGTTCGCCGCCCACTCGTTGAGTTCGGGGCCAATTTCTAACTCCTGCTGGAAAGTAGAGCGGAGCGCAAGACAGCTAGACCAGCTGAGAGGGACGCGCCACACTTGCTCTTTTGTAGACCAAGCAGAGCCCGGAAGGCTTTTACATAGTTCTTTATAGCGCCACTCAGCGTTGATGAGGATGTTTTTCTGGTCGGAATCGACCTCAACACGAATAGTCAAAAGTACCTCTTTACGTCGTTAAACCATCCTAACACATAAAAAGTGTTAGTAACTTATTTTTGTTAGTTATTCTTTGGGCTATCCAACAAAGCCCTAGGAATCCACTTATATTTGCGAACCAACAGCAAAGCGGCGTGTCGCAAAGCATCCAACGCGTGACCAGCGCCACCCACATGCCACAAACCCAAAGTCTTTAACGCTTTATTAGGAAACATATTCTTAGCGTCTACAGGAGCCTGAAACTTAATGTCCTCAACCGGGTAACCATAGTCCCGACAAGTTTGCTTCAAAATACCAATCTGCTCAAGACTGTACGGAGCCTGCGAATTTCTAACCGTCTGAGCATTAATCGTAAAACGCTCACACGCCACAGTAAAAGACTCGTACGTCTCCCACATCTCTAAATAATCACGCAAATGCGTTGAATAAGTCTCCTCGTCAGACTCAACCGAAAACTCAATGGTGGGGTCATCATGAGAATTACCAGACCACGTGACAAAGCAAATACCGCTCGTAAGCCCCGGGTCAACAGCAAGAACAGCTTTCATTAATACTTATCTCCCCACGTCTCTAAAGGACCATCCGCATCAGCAGTCAACGGCACAGCCCAACCCTCAGTTGTTGTCATGCACTCTTTCACAAGTTGTTTAATTTCCTCAGCATCGGCACGCGGAGCCTGCAAAACAATTTCGTCATGCACCGGAACAATCAAATAATCAGTAAGGTCCGCCTGGTCAAGCTTCACAAGATTCGACTTAAACACCTCAGCCGCCCCACCCTGAATAAGATAGTTAACCAACGAATACGTACGTTCATCATCACACGGCACGCGACGTCCCGTCCACGTATGAACGTAGCCCTGCCCCTCATTACGCAGACGCTCCATGCCCGTATCAGACACAGCCCTCTGAAACTTTGCCATGCCAGGGTAATTTTCATCAAAAGAATTAGACACAGCCTGCATCTGCTCCTGAGGCACACCAGCCGTAAGAGCCTGCTTAGCCACACCGGCACCGTAAAGCCTGCCGTAAACAACACCCTTAATTAGGCCACGGCGTTTATCCGACTTTTGCATCGACGGGTCTTGATACACCTGACGACCAATCTCCGTAAACGGGTCAGAACCCTCCGCATCGGCACGATGAAAAAGATTAACTAAGTTCTCATCACCAGACAAAGACGCAAACATACGAAACTCAACCTGGTCAAGGTCAGACGTAATAATCACATGGTCGTCGTCTTTAGGAATAAACGCACGGCGAACCGTCTCATCACCCTTCGGCAACGTCTGCAAAGCAGGCTCCGTAATAGACATGCGAGATGTACGAGCAGCCACCGTGTTAATCGAAGGATGTAAAAACCCATCCGAATTCTTATTCAAAAAATTCTCAAAATACGTGCTTGCCAACTTGTCAGCTTTTCGCTGCTTAAGCACCGCCTCAGCAAGTTCTTTCACATCATTATTACCATCAATAGACAGCTTCTTAATTTGGTCCTTGCTCGCAGACTTCTGACCAGAAGGAGTGCGCTCCTCAATAACTGCACCCAACTTTTCAAAAGTTTT